AAAGGACGCGGCAGACCAAGCCCTAGCCGCTGGGCGCATTTCGCAACTCGAACGCCTAGACTTGGAAATCGAGTTTGAAAATCTCCGGTACCAAATCGCCTATGACGCATTGCAAGAACGGATCGCACTTGCCGAACAAGACCCGACATACAGCCAATCAGCTATCGACAAGCTGAAACAGCAAATGGCGGAACTTGGGCAAGGTCACGAACGCGAGCAAACCAAGAATCAGGGCAAGCGTGAAAACCAACGCCGAAAAGATGCGCCCAACGTCATGGAAATGCTGCAAGACGGCGGGAAAAACGTTTGGGAAGAAGCACAGCAACAGATGGGGCAGGCTTTTTCTGCCATGCTGTCGAAGACGCAGAATTTCCGAACGGCGATGAATAACTTTTTCAAGAGTATGGGGCAAACCTTTATTCAGGAAATGGTTAGAAAGCCGATTGCGGGTATGTTACAGCGCATGGTTCAGGAATCAGCGATTTATAAGATGATTTTCGGGACTAAGGAATCGCTGGAAACGGCAGCAGCGTCTAAGACTGTGGCAACCAAGACGACAGAAACGACGGCGGTTGTTGGTAAAAATGCCATTCAAGCGGCGTCAGGGGCTGCATCTTCACAAGCTGGCATTCCTTATGTCGGTCCTATTCTTGCCGTTGCAGCGATGGCGGCAATGATGGCGGCTGTAATGGGTTTGATGGGCGGTGGCGGCTCTTCAACAACCACGACCACGACGCGTATTCCGTCGGCGGCTGGCGGTTGGGATATTCCGGCAGGTATCAACCCACTGACGCAACTGCACGAAAACGAGATGGTTTTGCCTGCGGAACACGCGCAGACAATCCGTGAAATGGCGGGTCAGTCAGGGGGCGATAACAGCACGATTATCATCAACACAACGGGCGGCGACTTTGTCCACAAAAAGGACATTGCGAAGCTGTTGAAACAGATGAATCGTGATTTTAAATTGGTGTAAGTGGTTAGGTCGTCTGAAAGGGCGACCTTTTTTCTATGGAGGTTTTTTAAATGAGCAAGTCTATTCAATGGCTTAAATATGCCTTTGAACTTCGATTTCTTCCCGTTCGCTTTCAGCGTTGGTTGTTTAGCACGGGGACGCGGGCAGTTGAGTTTGTCAGCGGGTGTTCGATGATCGGTTATGCACTGGTCTTTGCGTTCTCGCCGAACGATATCTACAACTGGCCCATCTACTACAAGTTCAAAGACATTTCGGAACTGACGCTGATACTGGTATTCGGCGGTGTCGGCGTGTTGCAGTTGGCGGCGATGTACTGGCAGACATTCAAAGGGGAGGTTTTGTCAGGCTATATGCTGTTGATATCAGCCTTTATCTGGTATCTGACGGCATATGCGTTTTGGGCTGCCTACCCGCCTGCTCACACAGGCATGGTTATTCCGCCCGTCTTGGCTTTTCTGTGCTTACTCGCTGGCAATAACTCACTTAAATTCTTGTTTTCGGAGGATAAATTTAAACGAAAACAAAAGGGGGAATGATG